TGTGACAAGCGGGCGACCTTCACGGTTCATAGGATGATCACGCTTTGTCCGAGGGTCTTTCGGATGAACCTCGCCGTGCTTTTCGTAATACTCATCAAAAGCCTTACGCTTGGACTTTGGTTTTGAAGATGATTTTTCCATTTTTGTTCCAATCTTTGTGTCTTCTCTGAAAATACGCTCGGCATCCTCAAACCGTTTCATACGATCTTGAAGCCCCGGGGAATATTTTTTAATTACATTTGACCCGCCATCCTTGCGGCCTCGAGCCTTTTTCATAAGTTTCTGTGCAGAGGAACGGTTAATACCAAGGTCTTCCGCAAACTGATTTAATCTTACCTTCGCCATTATTGATTCACCGCTCCAGAAAATAGGGTCCGTTGATACGGATCCTGCGAGACAGGTCGTGGACCACCAGTTAAAGAGTAAGTTCCTTCTGGCCCATACATTGGCCCAACGGAAGGGTTATAAAAATCTAACGGCCCCTGTGAAGCGCTTCCAAAGCCGTCATTTCCTGTACCTGTAAAAGTTGGAAGTCTAGGCCCCGGAAGCTGCGTAGGTTGCGTAGAGAGCATACCCACGGTAGGAGCAAAAGGATTGGTATCCATAATTTTATCGGTCTGCCCCGTGCGCCGTAGATAGTCTTCATATGCTTTTTCTTGCATACCGCCCAAGCTACCAGAACCCATCTGACCAAAATAGCGACTCATATAAATATCTTGTGTACCTATTTGAGGCTTACTCATAAAATTAAGATACTCATCTGAGTCAAAAAAACCCTGATCGATATCTGGGACTGCCGGCTGCATAGGTTCATTCGGCGATGGGAAACCGTTCATTAGTGGCCTCGGATCGGGTGCAATACCCGGCATAGGTTCATTTCCACCATACAACGCTTGAGCATCTTTAATAGCCGGAAGTAGGTCGTTTGATGGTAACGTACCTATGCCACCGCTATTACCCTGAAACATATTATTATCAAATATGTCGTTACTAAATATGTCGTTGCTGCCGGTGCCGCCAAGATTAAATCTTTCCTGCGCCTCATCAGAAACCTCAGTTATAAAGGGCTGAACCTGCTGCTGCACAACTTGCTGGGATAAATATTCCTGCAACGGCTGCAAGAACTGAGTGATACCACCCCCAGCCATGCCCGTAGGAAATCCCATTTTCATTGGAGCATACATCAGTCTTCTACCCTAGTTTTGCCATAACTAATTATCTCGTCTATGGTACGACCACAGCCAATACATCTTACACGTTCTTTGTCTAACACACAAATACCCACGCACGGGCTTTTAACCTTTGTGCTCATGACCCATCCAAATCCCAAAAACACCAGTCATAACACCCATGACCACAGACACGAATGCCGACTGAGCAGCAGTCGGAACGTCCAAGGCCATGAACCACTCAGCACAACGCCATGACATTATGGTGCTAGCCAACATCATAAAGCGTGGCAGAATCTTCCATTTAAGAAAAGTCTCTACGCTCACCATAACTACCCAAAGAAAGTCTTGACTTTGTTGCGTTTGTTCATATTCTTTTTATGCTGTCCCGGACGCCGAATGCGCTTGCGACGGATGGGGGTGCTGTCTACTTTTTTAGCCATTACTTTGTTAAACCCTTGGCCTTCTCGAAGCTACGCATCCCCCCAAGCCCAAGCATGCCCAGTAAGACAGTCATCAAGCTGTCCATATCAAACTGAGGATAAGCTACTGGCTCAACGCCCATGTAGGCAGTTACTACATCCATAGTAGGGAAGACCAAAAAGTGAGCGAACAAGGCCAAGCTACAGCACCAGCCAACACTCGGGCGCCAACCCGCCACGAACAAGTTCCGTGACTTGGCTTCTTCAGCATTGATAGCCAACTGACCCTTGGCAAGCTCCTGTGCATGACGCTCCGCCATAGTGGCAATCTCATGCGCCAGCTTGTTCTTCTGGTCTTTGTCTTCAACAAACTTACCGATCAAGTCGGTAGCCGGACCTATTAGTGCTTGGAGCATCTTTTACGATTCCTTTCAGCCTGCTCTTTAGTCGTGCGATTGTGCATGTCCCACATGATCACTGTCCACGGTTCCTAGCTAGCCCGGCCTGTGTGTTGATGCGATAGATATTCACATCATTCCGGTCATCCGCGATACCCTGTTGTGTTTGCATCCGCTGCATGGCTAGGTTAGCTGCCTGTTGCAACTTAGCCTGATCAATTTGGAAGTCCATTGTATCGTTCTGCATCTTGCGCTGAACTTCCAGTTGATCGATCTCTAGCTCCTGCTTGCGGATTTCTACAAGCGGATCAGGCTGCTGTGCCGGCATTAAGAGCGGCGCTAGCTGCTCCAGTGTTTCAGCCGTTTGCTGTGCAACCATAGCCTCAACTACGTTTGGATCAATCTGTGGGATTGGTTCGCCGGCCATTTGTGCCTGCTGCATAGCGTTTTTAAACACTTCCTGCACAATGTCCCGAGCAAACAGAGAAACATGATCCTGAACATGAGACTGCAAAATCAAAAACGCCTGTGGGTTAGCTTGAATAGCCGGGGACTGAATCATAGATGCGTGTACACGAATGTGCGCCCTATGATCTTGCTGTGGGAATGCCTGTGACGGCGACCCTTTCAATGCAGCAGAGTTCTCCTTTGCAGGATCCATGGGCTGTGGCGGCTGCGGTGCTGGCAGAATTGCATCAATGTTCTTTACATCCAACGCATCATACATCCGGCGATAGGCTTCATACTGATTGTGAAGCTGCGGCGCTGCCTGAGCCAACTGAAGCTGAGTCTGCGCCAAAGACAAACGCTGAGACATTGAGAAAATGTTCGGGTCAGACACTGGTAAGATGTCAATCCGCCCATCAAAGTCCTGCTGCATAATCTCTGGGGGAATGTTCTGCCCAACAAAGTAAGGATAAGGCATCGGGTTACTGGCAAAAACCTCCGCCAGCATTCTAAACTCTTGCTTCTGTGCGTAGTGCAGACGCTTGTGAATGCTAGAGATTACCTTTGAACCCTGCTCAATTAATGCAACCGTAGTCCCAACAGGAGCCTGTGAGTTAACATCGGCTACCTTTGAGTCTGCCACCTGTGCAAAACGACGACCAGAATCTACAATTACACCAAGAAGCTGGGCAAGTGTAGCTGACGGCTCTTTGTAAGGCAGCGGGATAATAGAGTTTTTAAGATCGCCGCCGGGAGCGTCAATGTCACGGAACTCGCCGGGGGACAGCGGCTCATCGTCATTACGAATACGAACGCCCCTAGCTTTAAATCCAGCCGGCAGGTTCGACAAAGTTCCCGCATCAATTAACTGACGCAAAATCGAGGTCGCCGCACGAGACAACCCACCGATTGTGTGCAGAAGACCAAAGCCGTAGAACCCAAAACCCGGCAAAAACTTATAGTGTGTGAAATATTGTCTGCGACGCCTTAAGGGATCCGCTTCACGATAGCTTCTAACAAGGCTAAGAACTTCTCCAGAACCTTCATCAATGGTAACAATATAAGGTAACCGAATGCCCGTGGGATCGCCCTGCATGTCAGTATCTTCAAACCCCTCAAGGTCGAGATCAACGTGGACTTCATATAATGTATAGACATCGTCCCCATAGTTAGGACGTATTCCCGTAAGCTCGTTAGCACGGTTATGAATTTTTCCTTCATCTTCGCTCTCTTCAACTGGTGAAATATTTACGTCTTTGTAAATCCCTGCAAACTGCAGTTTTCTAATTTCGTTTTCAGTCATGCGGAAAACATGAGTTACCCGTTCTGCGGTGCGTAAGTCAGACGCAGTGTAGGGTACAATCAAATCTTCTGCAGGCACAAACTTTGACACAGCGCGTTGTTTTGTGGGGTCAAAGTATACTTTCTTAAATGTAGAACCAGTCAGTGGCAGATAGTAAAGCATCTGATCAGTGTCTGGATCGAACTCTTCCATTACCTCAGTAATCTGATAGTTCATAAAATCTTCAACACGCTGCGCCTGATCTTCCGTCTCTCTGGTTGGTGTGCCAAGAATTTGTGTCTTAACAGGGCCGCCAGAAGGTAGCATTTCTTTATACGACTGTGCTTGAAACTGCGTTACTGCTTCAGACAATAGTGGGTGATGCACCCCAGACGCCCCCAAGAAAGGCGCGGTCCGCTCTTCATAGTTAATACCAAGAAGCCCCAGACCTTTTGAAATAGCTTCTTCCCACTCATCGCGGGAATCTTGGTCTTCTTTAATTTTAGCCCGTAGATCAGACGAAATTTCCTGCAAAACGGAATCATCTAAGACCTCAGCAAGATTGGCATTGTGGTCATACTCCTCAGTCTGAACCTCGACCATCTCTTCTTCACCTGCAATCTCAATGCCCGGTGGTAGCTCGTCCTCAAAACCCGGAAGTTCAACCTGCATTTCTTCAGGCATTAAGTCAGATGGGCCGCCCGGGCCCATTGCCATGTCAACCATTTGTGGGGGTAGTGCCATTAAAATGTTCCTTTAAATGTTCCGCCACGAGCTTTTAGTACAGCCCCGCCTTGTTTTTTACCCTTACTCTTGGACTCTTCCTCTATTTTTCTAAGCTTGTACGGAACATAACCTAAAGCTCCGGCTCCAAGTATTGCAGTCCCGTGTGCCCCATAATTTATTATATCCTGAAGATGCGGCGCTACCATTGCTACAACATCAGCAGCGGATGTATTTTTTATGTTCTTGTTTTTTTTCTTCTTCGGTGTTTTAGGAGCTTTAGGTGCCATTAGAATGTTCCTTTAAATGTTCCGCCACGAGCTTTATGTACGGCGCCGCCGCATTTTTTACTCATATAATATTTGCCTGAACTCGCTCGCTCAATGCCTTCATCCTGCCCACGCTTACGTCTGTGCGTTCGCTGTATCTCTTTGTGGTCTGGCATATTAGTAATAGTGTTTTTACCATCTGTGAGTTTTTTGCCAATTGCTGGGCTAATCTTAGGTGCCGGCGTAGGCTTCTTGCTGTAGTTATCAGAACCTTCTTTTTTGTTTTTCTTTTTTAGTGGTGAACGAGGCGCCATTAGAATACTCCCTTAAATCTTTGTGGACGGGCAATAGGGCTAAAGCCCTTAACCATGCCGCCCGCTGCTTTGCTGTTAGCAGATTTGCTCCATGCTTCCCACTGCTTATCCGTAAGCTTGGTCACATCTTCTTGCGCTATTTGCCTTATTTGTTTCATTGTACGTCCGTCAATGCGAACTTTGTCTTTGTCAGACATTACATTAC